TTGCTTCACCAGTTTCTGCATTAGTAATCGCAGTAAGACTACCATCTTCATCACTTAGAGAAGCAAAATATCCGTTTAAACTATTTGTGGTATTGTATGTCATTTGGTTAACTTCTCCAGATTTTTCTGCTTACTATGGTGTCTCCACTTGCATCTACGAATTGTTCAACGGGCAAAACGGAGACTCCTTCATAGTTTGTAGGAGTTACTCTATTGAATGACGATTGTATTTGACTGAACAAGTATCTATGTATAGTCTTATTTGGCACAATAATGCCGTCTCCTTTATTTATCAGTGATCTTGCATATCCTGGTCGAATGGTCGGAGATAAGTAATGTAAATTTGCACCTAGAAATGAAGAATCCTCTACTTCTATCACATATACTAGTGGATACAGATCATAGTAGGGATATTTTTCAGGATATGCAGCAGAATATGAGAAGAAATACATCTCTCCAGGTTCTATTCCACCTTTCTCCTCAGATTCATCATCAGGAGTATCGTCATCTTCACTAAAAGTTTGTTGTAAATATTCTATCAACTTAGAACGATACCACTCTTTACTTCTATTTTTTCCTGAAGCATCTTCCTGTATCTGCTCGAAAATGGGTCCAGATACACTACTAGAAAATCCCTTACTCATATACCTAGTTCCTTTTCTGTGAGAATTTTAAAGTCCCATAGACGATCTTCACAGAATTCTTCAGCAGCTTTCCATTTTGCTTGATTGACACCATAAGTAACAACCTCATTCATCCAAGTTTTTGTTTTTCGTTTTGGACTCATGTTAGGTTTCTTAGTTTGCTTTAGTGGTTTTATTTCGATTAAACTTTTTTGAATGTTTCCTTGTCTATTTCTATATTTAATATAGAAGTCTGGAAAATAACGATGAACTCTGTTATCCTTGGGTGAGACATAAGGAATCCACAATTCTTCACTACCCCACTCTAAAATATTTTCATTTTTATCACAGTAGTTCATGAACTTAAGTTCCCAAAGAGACCTGTAAATGATGTTTGTAGGATCTCCTTTGTACTTTAAGTAATTAGATGGTCTGAATTTCCCCGAATAACTCATACATAGTATAGTAGTCTTATGTAAAAAATATTTAGGGATGAGTCAGTACATACCTTTTTTAAATTATAATAGTAGAGACATTCTGACTCTTTTTGGAAGACCTTCTTTATCCACTTTCTACATGGTATTTTTACCTGTAGGTAACGTAGGTTCTAATTTGGCCAACGCATTTGATGAAGTAGATTTATATAATACTGATGAAGATGGATTTAGACTTGAAGAAAAAGTATCTTTATTATGTTCTGAGGCAACTCTGCCAGGATCTACATTTAACACTGTAGAAGTCAGAGGAAATCGTCAAGGAATTACTGAAAGAGTTGCAAACTATAAAGTATATCCACCAGTAGATTTCTCATTTATGGTAGATGCTGGACACTCAGTAATTCGTCTATTTGAAACTTGGATGGGATTCATTTCTCCCTTGAACGGTGGAGAAGATAATCCAACATCATATTATAAGTTCAGATATCCTGACGAATATGTTCTAGATTTTTATATTGTAAAATTTGAGAAGAATGAATCTGCATATGATCCAGAAGAATCAACTCCTAATAATGTAGCATTTCAACAGTCTAGAAAGACAGCATATAAATTCAAAAGAGCATTTCCTACAAATATGGCATCCATTCCGTTGTCATATGATGGATCATCACTCATTAAATCTAGTATCACTTTTAACTATGATCGATATTATGCATTTGATATTGAAAACAATACCACACCAGAGTTTATTGAAGAATTTATCAATAATATTGTAAGTGGTGACGACTAAATAAAAACACATAATGTTTATGATGCCATAACATGCCTTTACCAAAAATTGCTACTCCCAATTATGAATTGGAGTTACCTTCAACTGGACAAACTATTGAATACAGACCATTTCTAGTAAAAGAAGAAAAAATTCTTGTACTTGCTTTAGAAAGTGGTAGTCAGAATCAGATTACCAAGGCAGTAAAAGATGTCCTAAAGAATTGCATCTCTACGAAGGGAATCAAAGTTGATAAACTTCCTACCTTTGATATTGAATATCTTTTCCTGAATGTTCGTGCCAAATCTATTGGTGAGAGTGTAGATGTAGAAGTCATCTGTCCTGATGATGGTCAAACCACTGTTAAGAAGACCATTTTCCTCGACGAAATTGAAGTCAGGAAGAGTGATGACCATGATCCTGTAATTGAAATTGGAAATGGATATTTTGTAAAAATGAAATATCCTTCACTAGATCAATTCATTGAGAATAACTTTGAAGTTGAAAACAATAAGACTGACGAAAACTTCAAAAAGTCTCTGAGTTTGATTGCTTCTTGTATTGATTCTGTCTATAATGAAGAAGAGGCATGGGATCCTTCCGATTGCACAAAGAAAGAATTAACTGACTTCATTGAGTCACTGAATAGCACACAGTTTAAGAAGATTGAAAAGTTCTTTGAAACTGTTCCCAAGTTGGCACATACATTTAAAGTCACAAATCCTGAAACTAAAGTTGAAAGTGAAGTAACAATTGAGGGATTAGCAAGTTTTTTCGCATAACAATAGGTCATAATGACCTAGTTAACTATTATAGAATAAATTTTGCCTTGGTGCAGTTCCATAAATATTCTTTGACAGAGCTTGAAGATATGATGCCTTGGGAAAGAGAAATTTATATTTCTATGCTCCAGCAGCATCTTGAAGAAGAACGATTAAAGCATCAACAAAAACATGGTATCACCTAAAATCGGACCCAGTTTTTTCGGAAAGAATTACGAAAAATACGTCAGTGAACTAACCACTGAGGGTACGATTGCTGGTGAGAAGTTAACACCAGAAGAAAGAAAAGAAGGATTTAAAAAGAAAGGTGATAAAATTGATTTCAAGAATTTCTTAGAAAAAGTTCTTGAAAGATTACCTCCCGATGCTCAGAAGAAAATAACTGAGGGTGAAATAAATCGTGTCGATTTTGACAGATATAAGAAGAAAATATCTGTTGATGATATAAGAGAAGATTCAACTGTAAATGCTAAATCAAAAGATAGGGATATTGGTTCAGAATCTAGTGGTTTGATTGCGCCTCAAGCACCACTTATAAATCCAGAACAATTATTCAACTTTGATGAAGTAGTATTAGATCCAGAAAAAACATCTACTGCTATAGTAAAATCGACAGATTCTGATAAACTGTCATCAGGTATTGTCAAAGCAATTGAACCTGAGGTATTAACAACATCAATTGTTAAATCAATTGAACCTGAGGTGTTGAAATCTGAAGTCACGAAAGTGATTGATGAGCAAACTGAAGAAGAAATTCCGGATGATCTTGATGATTTATTGAAGGATATTCGTGAAGCAAAAGAGAAAAAGGAAGATGATGTAAAAGTATCAAGAGATGACAAGGTACTTGCGAACATAAAAGAAACTAATAAGAATCTTTTAGAAACAAACGAAATACTTTATGGTCTTATCAAATCTCTTCAAAAAGAGATGGTTGAAGATAAGAAAAAAGCATTCAAAGAAAAAGATAGACTTAGGAAAGAACAAAGAAAAGCATCATTTGCATCTGCAGGAACTGGTAGAAGATTAACTGGTCCAAAACTAGGAAGACCTAGAATTAGTGCAGGTGGATTATTTGATAATCCATTATTCAAATTCTTAGGGCTATCAGCACTTGCAGGATTGGTAGAATTTATTCCTGCTATTATTGAATTTGTTGAAACTTTACCTGAAAGAATAAACAAATTTATTACTGAAGATATTCCCAATTTTATTGGTGAGAAATTCACTCAACTCAGAGATTTCCTTGGTGAAAAGTTCTCTGAAATTGGAACAACAATCAGTGAAAAGTTCAATGAATTTAGAACATTTGTTGGTGGATTTTTCAATGATAGATTCAAAGAAATCAAACAATTCTTTGGAGATATTTACGATGGAATTGATGAATTTACGGGTGGAAAATTAACTGAATTTATAGATGGAATCAAAGGTCTTGGACCTATGATTGTTGAAAAATCAAAAGAGTTCTATAAGACAGTTGATGACTGGACAGGTGGTAGAATATCTGGTGCTTTTGATTGGATTGGAAAGAATGTTATTGATCCATTAGGAAACTTCTTTAAAGAAAAGATAAATTATGTTGGAACAAAAGCAGGAGAACTTTGGACAAACTTTAGTAGTAGTTTCCTCAATTTCTTTGGAGATATTAATTTTGAACTTCCAGATTTAGGTGTAACTGAATTAACATCTAATGTTCTTGGATTAGAACCTTCAATTGAAGGACCAGATTTAAGTGGTGATGTAGTCACAATGGGTGATAGTATTGCCGTAGGAGTTCGTA